GAATTCAAAAACGGATCTAGGATTGACTTGCTAGACCTCCGGTATTTACCTTCAGACCCCATGTATGAAAGATACGGTTCATCTGAGTATACAGGGGGATGGATCGAGGAAGGTGGAGAGATTGATTTCGGTGCTTACGATACTCTTAAAACCCGTGTCGGGCGGCACTTGAATTCTCAATATGGACTTTTGCGTAAAATATTCATTTCTTGTAACCCGAAAAAAAACTGGATGTACACAACATTTTACAAGCCAGCAAAAAACGATGAACTTCCCTCATACATGAGATATTTGTCATGTCTAGTTGATGACAACCCGTTTATGGATAAAGGTTACGTGGAGGCTCTTGAATCTACAAAAGACAAGGTAAAATACGAGAGGCTGAGGAAGGGAAATTGGGATTACGATGATAACCCAAACATGCTTTGCTCCTACGATGCAATCACAGAAATATTCAACAACGCTATAGCCAAGAAAACTGGAAAAAGATACTTGACCGCCGATATAGCAAGGTATGGGTCAGATAAAGCTATTATACTTGTATGGGATGGCTACGTGATTATTGATTACATGGTGTTTGATATTAGTAGTACAACACAAATCCAATCAGCAATCATGCATCTTAGACAAAAATACCAAATCCCAACGTACAGGTGTATTGCTGACGAAGATGGCGTTGGCGGCGGTGTAGTTGATTCTTGTCGTATACTCGGTTTCCATAATGGCGGGAAACCTTTTGATGGGGAGAATTACCAGAATCTACAATCTCAATGCATGTACAAGTTGGCGGAACACGTCAATGGTAATGACGTGGGTTTTGAGGCTGAAATAAGCGAAGATGATAAAGAATGCATAATCATTGAGCTTGAACAAATGCAATCATGGGATGTTGATTCTGACGGGAAATTGAAAATTAAACCTAAAGAAGAAATAAAAAAAGATATTGGACGCTCCCCGGACTGGAGAGATGCTATAATGATGAGAGCGTATTTTGATTATAAAGACATCACTCCGCTACCTAATAATGCAGATGAATACTTTGATTTGTTGTAAATTGTAGATATTTTTGTGAAACAAGCTTGTAATGTTGCAAGCTACTAAAATGAACGGCAGGCATGATAATAATAGACTTTTTCAATTCTTCAGTAAATTGGTTCCTTAATACTTTTGGTGCAAAAAGAGATCTGTTAGAACTTATCAAGGATAAGGATATAAACAAGGCCATACAATCGTTTCAATGTAGGGATACGGATGTTGAGAATGCTATTTCTGAATACGATCCAGAATCTCACAAGGTAAATCGAAGACCAAACAAAAAAAGAATCGGTAAGCCGGACAAAATAACGGCTAAACTTGCTATCCCTTATCAACGACACATAAACGAGGTTGAATTGACGTTTCTATATGGAACGATGCCAACTTGGACCCAAACATCAACAGGTACAGACAAGGCATTTGAGGCTTTTAATGATTTTTTGAAAAATACAAGATGGGGAACGACACAACGAGAATTCAAAAGGATTGCTGGCAGCGAGACAGAATCCGCAAAATTGTATTACGTGTACAGGGATACAGAGACCCAAGAAACAAAGGTCGGGATAAAAGTTCTTGCAAAAACAAAAGGAGACGAGATTAGGCCTCTATTTGATCAATACGGGAACATGCTTTCATTCGGTCACGGGTATTATCTAAAAGAAGGTAATAACATCGTACGACATTTTGATATTTACTATCCCGATTATGTGTTCAGATGCACGCAAAAGAATATCGGTTGGGATGTTATAACCGAGAAAAATGATATTGGCAAAATTCCAGTTATATACGTGCAACAACCGAAATCTTGGTATGGAGTTCAAGCATTAATAGACAGGCTTGAAGAGTTACGATCACGAGTCTCTGATGTTAATGACTATGTAGCAGATCCAATCTTGAAAATGTCAACGGACATTTTGATCGCACAGAAAGAAGCGAAAATGAGCAACACCGTTAAAAGTGGACTCCCCGATCCAGACACAAGTGGAGGTGGTAAGACGGTTGGACTACCGACCAAAGATAGTATCATGGAGTATCTCACGGTAGACACAGCCGTTGATCTAAAGAAAAATGAAATAGAAGATTTGGATAAGGTGATCAAGGTGATGACAATGACACCAGATCTCACGTTCGAAGCTTTAATATCTGCAGGGGCTCCAACGGGGAGAGCATTAAGGAGAGCAATGGCATTAGGCTACATGAAACGAGCCAAAAACATTGAAATATATTCAATAGCACAAGATCGAGAAGCGAACTTGATTAAAGCTATCATCGGCAATATTCTTAATATTTCTCTAAAATCAGAAATGGAAAAATTGATTGTTCACTCTGAATTTGGAGAACCATTCCAAGATGATGTCAGCGAAAAAATAAGTGATATTATTAAATTAAGGGATGCAGGCCTTTTAAGCCAAGAAACAGCGATGTCGTTGATTGATTATATAAAAGATGTTCAATCTGAAATGGAAAAAGTAAAGGTCGAGTTAGCAGAAAAACAACAGGCCTTATCTGAACAGATGGGTGCGGGATCTTTATTTGGGCAATTCAGAAATAATAACAATGACGAATGAACTTGGATAAATTAACTCTCGATGAATTAAAAAACTTGCTTGACAAACTTCAAGTAGAAACATCAACCCGAATTGATAACGCATTTAGCAAACTCGTGAAGGATATTTCTAGCATGGGGCTTATCAAATCTTACCTATCCGCCGGGGAACAAAAACTTTTGAACGAGATGAAACGGCTATCTGATGCGATAAGCAATCACGTTGATAGTCTTATTGATGATATATACATGATAAATACTACATCATCTAATATTTCGTGGAAAATCGGAGAAAAAATTGCAGAGAAAGAAATACAAGCAGGCATTCCTAGTGATTTGTTCGAAAAATTACGTGCCAAAGGATTGTTTGAACATAGGGCAAAATCCCTTAATAGCTTTACCATGAGCAAAAAAGATTTTAGAATATCATCACGTGTATGGAAAGAGGGAATAAAAGGACAGATAGAGGATTCATTACAGTTTGCCATTATAGATGGGAAAAGTGCGAGTGAGTTATCACGTGATATTCGCAAGTATCTGCAAGAGCCAGATCGGCTTTATAGAAGAGTTCGGGATGCAGAAACAGGAGAATTAAAATTAAGCAAGGCTGCAAAAGAGTATCATCCGGGGCAGGGAGTTTACAGATCAAGCTATAAAAACGCCATGAGATTATGCAGGAACGAGATAAATAAGTCATATAGACGAGCAGAATGGGAAAGTTACCAAGATAATCCTGCCATTGTTGGATTTAGGATTAGATTATCAAATAATCACACGCTAAACGGGAAACCTTTTGTTGATATATGCGACTACGCACAAGGTGTATATCCTAAAAACTTCAAGTGGCATGGTTGGCATGTTCAATGTCGTTGTGTAATGGAACCTGTATTTGCGTCAAGGATAGATTTAGAAAAGATGGAAGATGCTATTCTATCTGGAGGTAATGCAGAAGATATTCAAGCGAAACAAATATCCACCATTCCAAAGAAATTCATTGACTGGTCTCAAAATCACAAGAAACAAATATCCGGTTGGGAGTCAAAGCCGGATTATATCCTTGATAACAAAACTTACGCAGAGAAATATTTCATTTACAAGAACGTATTCAACAAGGATTCATGATTCTATATCGAATAAAAAGTTGATATTATTCTTTTGAAAGAAACTATAATTGTATATCTTTGTTGAAGCATGTAATGTTACATGCCACCTAAATATCTACGGACGGAATGGCTGAATATTATCTAAATAATAAACCTCTTTCTGACTTTGGAATTGTACCATCTCGTAGCAACAGGCATATAGCCTTATCGGGATGCTTTGACCTTCCTAAAAGAATTGGAGACACTTATTTTGACTGGCCTCGTGAAAACGGTGTAGATCCTTATGTAGACGAAAGCGATATTCAATTTGATTCAAGAAGCATTAGATTCACCGGGTATATTATCGGGAATCTTGAATTAAATGTTCGGTCTTTACAAAATTACGTTTTAGCACTACCTGAATTATCCATGCTATCCTGTAAATGGGGGTCATGGAATGTTAAAGTCAACAAGAGCATAGACATCACCCCTATTGACAAAAATAATGCAAGAATAAGCATTTCATTCGTTGAACCTAATCCAGATTTATCCGGAACATTGCCACCTATATCAATGATCAAGGATATTGATGAGTATTCTTGGAAATCTTTCGGTTTATACATTGAAAAAATTAATGGGAGTTTTAATATCAAACCTCTCAAATCCCTTGACGTGACTCAAAACCCGGATAGAACAATTCGATCAACAGGAGGAGAAGACAAGGGCAAGGTTACTATTTCGGCTCACGTTGTGGCAACTTCTTTTGAAGATTTCAAATCAAGAATAAAATCTCTCTACAGATTATTCGGAAGTGCTGGACTAAGAACAATAAATTATCGAGGCAGATCTATTTATTGTTTTGCTATTAATGGATTTACCATCACGAATGTTATCATGAAAGATATTATCGTGGCAAAATTCACGTGCGAGCTAATTGAAACAAGCAAAATTATCCATGCAAATGAAGACATATAGCATATACAGGCTAGGCATAAAGAAGCACGATTTCGTAATAGAAGATGATGACATAAGACGTTCGATGTCTCACGATAATAACGTGTCATTTAATGTTGAATCAAAGGATAGTCTTGACATCAAAATAGGGGATTACATCATAGAAGACGGTAGCCATTACACTATTTATGACCCTATTGACGTGGAAGAAAGTAATGGAGTCTTCTCCTACCCTCTTGTCTTTCGTTCTCCTGACTATAAGTTGAAATTTTCCATTGTGAAAGACGAGGGAGCGACCACATTCCCTTATCACGGGGGAATAAAAGAATTTGTTGATCTTGTAATATTATCCTTGAACGAGGATCAACAAGAATACACTGCGGGGGATATTGACGAGGGTAATATTATCGATCTCGAATTTGACAATAGCTCTTGTTTCCAAGCTCTCGATGATATATGCGAGGCTGCAAACATGGAATGGAACCTTATAGGCACTAGTATTAACGTGAAATACCGTATCGGGAAAGACGTGGATATTGTGTTCGAATACGGCAATGAGAAAGGTGGATATTCGGTTAGACTTGATAAAGTACAAAATACATCAATCGTAACCCGGTTAATTGGGAAAGGTGGAACGATTAACCTTCCTAAAGATTATGTGTCTCCCGACAAGCCAAAGCGGTTGAATTTAGGGAATGAGATACTAGAAAAGAATATTGACAAATACGGCAAAATCACGGGTGTTTATACGAACGATAATATATATCCACGGCTAATAAATAAAACCGTTTTAGAAGTAACAATTCCAGAAGATATAGAAAAAGCAACTTCATGGAAGTTAAAACTTGATCTCCCGTTTGATCTATCACAACAATACGCAGATGATAAAACTCCATTAATAAAATTTCAAACAGGAGATTTAATAGGTAATGAGTTTGAGATTGTTGATAATAGCTGGAATAATACCGACAAAACACTACAAATCATCGTACAAGAAGATGAAAGTGATGGATATAAACTACCTAATGAAACTAGGCAACCTAGAGTTGGGGACGTATTCGTTCTATTAAACATATATATGCCTCAATCGTATGTTGACGAAGCTACAGACGAATTGAGAACTGCAACACAAGAAGAACTAAACAAAAAGAGCGAACCTCAATATGCTCCTACCGTGAAGGTCAGTAAAAGATTCCTCACCAAAAAGGGATATTCTTTAGATATTGGAGACAGCATAACAGTAAAAATAGGTGAGCATAGTATAAATACACGCATATTAGCGATAAATCAATCTTCAAGTAGCGATGAAATAAACTACGAGCTTGGCGATGAGATACTGTATTCTTACGAGGATAACGTGAATAATCAAATCGAGCAAATACAAGTCACTCTAAAGCAACTTATAAGCCTAGAAGACGTGCGGAGATTATTCAACGTTCTCATCAATCAATGGAGACCGTTATGGATGGATCAAAAACTCCACTCCTACGACGACGTTAGGTTCAAGAGCGTAACCCAAACCGAGGATAACTGGCATATCACCGACAAGGGAGATGCAAAGCTTCGTGACATCATAGGCAAGGTAATCACGATAACT